CATCACTTCTGAAATCCGGCTCCGCGTCAGAAAAGAAGGCGATGTTGTGCTGAATCAGCTCAGCGCAAAGCTGAATGATGTTGCGCAGCGTTCAACCTTAACTAGTGCAAAATTTAAAGATCTTTCTGCAACTCTTAAGCAAACAGATAGTCAGATAAGAACAAAAAGTATCAATGGTCTGAATGACTATGCGCGTGCATGGCGTGAGTTAGCAAACAGCGTTGATATCACAAGCAAGGAATTTAGGGAAGCGACAAGGGAAGCTCAGCGCTTTGAGCAAGCTGCTGCAAAGGCTCAAGGACGGCGTGGCAGGAGTGGAGCCGGTGGTGCATTGGCGGCCATTGGTTCGGCTGGCTTGCTTGGTCCAGAGGCTCTTTTGGGCGCTGCTGGCGGTGCATTGTTTGGTTCTCCATTGGCTGGCGCAGCTATTGGCAGTACAGTTGTTGCACCATTTAGGCGATTTGCAGGTCAAGCAGCAGAGCAAGTTGCTGATATCAAACGTTTTCAAATCGCATTAGCTGGTGTTAGCGATGATCTTGATGATTACAAAAAAAGCACTGATGCAGTTGCTGCAGCGCAAAAAACATTTCTTCTTCCGCTTGATCAGGCAACGAGGCAATATACGAGGCTGAAGGCCAGCGTTCGTGGAGCAGGTCTTACGACTGAAGACACCACAAATGTTTTTAATGGCATTTCTGCTGCAATCATCGCAACTGGGGGAAGTGCTGAAGACCTGAATTCAGCATTGGTTGCAACTAGTCAGGTTTTTTCAAAAGGCAAAGTAAGCGCAGAAGAGCTTCGTCAACAGATTGGCGAACGTTTGCCTGGCGCGTTTACGATTTTTGCTCAATCAATTGGCAAGACTCCTGCTGAGCTTGATAAAGCGCTTGAAGACGGAAAGGTTACCCTTGAAGATTTTCTAACATTTGCCCAAGAGCTTTCAGACCGTTACGCAGTAAGTGTTGAGCAACTGGCGATTGCACCTGAAAACGCTGGGAAAAGACTTGAAGTTGCCTTGACTGCTGCCATCGTCTCGTATGGCGGTTTTTTCCAAAAAGTTGGCGCTTACTTGCAGGATAATCTTGCAAGGACTTTTAATTGGATGACAGATAACGACAAAATGATTAAACAATATATAACTAATTGGGTTAATACGGGATATAAAATAGCTCAGGTGTTTACAACTATTGGCAATGGAATTATAAAGCTTTCTAAGCGAATTTATGGATTTTTAAAATTTACTCAGCCTCAGTTTTTGTTTGGCGATGTAATTAGACAGGCTTTGCGAAATCTAGCGGGTGCTACCGCTGCTGCTGGTGTTAAAGAATTTACTGTTGAAGAATTGTTCGGGCAAGGTTTTGATTTTAAATTTGGCACTGGATTAGGACAGCAACCGTTGCCAACTGCTGCATTAGATGGTGGAGATGAAGAAGGAGCAAAGACTAAGGCATCTCGGATGCGTTCTTCCAGCGAGGAAATGCTAGAGCTGGCCAAACGTCGAAATGAAGCAGATCGTGATCGAAACAATTTAGCGGTTGCATTGCTCGATTATCAAATGCGATTGCAGCAAAACACAGAAAGCTTTAACGCGGGCGAAATTGATTTTAATACGGCAAAAATTAAAGACCTTGACGATCAAAAACGTCTATCTGATGCAATCTTGCGATTACGTGAAGCCGAAAAGCGTGAGCTTGCCGAACTCTCAGAAAAACAGAAAAATTTAAATAAAGAATTAACTGAAGGGGAAAAACTTGCGAAATCAGTTGTCGAACAATTTGCGACAGGTCTTGGTGATGCATTCATGAATTTGTTTGAGCAAGCAAAATCGTTCCGCGAAATTCTTTCTGACATTCTTCGTCAAACGGCTCGCTTGCTTCTTAATTTTGGATTGCAGGCTGGAATGAAAGGTTTATTTCCAAGCTTGTTTTTCGATGGCGGCATCATGACCGGTAGAGGACCAATGCCTCTTAAACGTTACGCAAGTGGTGGTATTGCTAACAGTCCTCAACTGGCAATGTTTGGCGAGGGCAGCACCCCAGAAGCATATGTGCCATTGCCCGATGGTCGGAGCATTCCGGTCACGATGAAAGGTGGGGCAAACACCGTTAACGTTGAATCGGTCAACATCAAGATTGAAAACACAGGTGACACCTTGTCTCCTGCTGGACAGAAAAAGCTTGCCAATCAAGTTCAGGGTATTGTGATGGCCACACTGGTTAATCAGAAACGCAGCGGAGGAATGCTCTGATGACCTACATGGCTTTTTCGGATATCAAGCTTGACTTGAGAACGACCCAGCGCCGTGCGCAGCGTGTTCAGCGCATGCAATTTGGTGATGGTTACAGTCAAGTACTTACTGACGGTCTAAACCAGGACAGCGAGGTCTGGCAATGCACGACAATACCGCTCACAAATGAAGAGGCATTTTCGGTTGAAAGTTATTTGCTTTCTACAAAAGGGCAAGCAATAACTTGGTCGCCTCCTTTTGATACAAAAACATTTTCAAGGCCGTTTACCTCTGGCTCTCTTGCCCTTGGCTACAACAATATCGAATCTTTAACGTTAACTGGATATACCCGCCCTACTGATTACACAGCAAATTTGGCTACTGGAGTTTTGACTTCGGTCACCATTGCAAACGATACGGTGGTTGAAGTTACGCTTACGTTGGCCGCCAGAACTTTTTTGCTAACAAGCGGCTGGTCTCTTACCCCTGTAAGTCCAACATATTCAACAATTGAATTTGAGTTGACGAGGGTATATGTATGACGCAATCACCGCCAAACGCCCAATTATTTAAGACCCAGCTACCGGAGGTCATCGACCTTTTCACGCTGGATATCACTGTTCTGCTGCCTGCCGGTTCGTCAGACCAAGCGATTTACCGTTTCTGCAATTGGACTGATACAAGCGGCAATGATGTTGTTTATGACGGCAACACCTACACGGCGCTGCCGTTAGAGGCTTCAGGGTTTGAGCTGAATACCAAAGGTCAACTGGAGCGCCCCAGCATCACGTTTGCAAACGTTGGTTTGGCAATCACTGGACTTACCAACACCTACGACGATCTGGTTGGTGCAACGGTACAGCGGATTCGCACGCTGACTACGTATTTGGATGGCGCATCTGCTGCAGATCCTGATGCCTACTGGGGACCGGATCAATGGATCGTGGAGCAGAAAGCTCAAGAAAACAAGCTGACGGTGACGTTTCAGCTAGCGGTCCCGTTTGACCTTGAAGGTCGTGCCCTCCCTGGGCGCCGCTTGTTGCGCGAGCAGTGTCAGTGGATCTACCGCAGTGATATCGGCTGTCACTATGACGGTTCTAGCTACTGGGATGCCAATGATGACGCTGTTGCGAGTTTGGCTGATGATGTGTGCGGCAAACGATTAAGTAGTTGTCGCTTGCGTTTTGGTTCCGGTAGCCGTTTGCCTTTTGGCGGTTTTCCTGGTCTCGTGGATTCTCAAGGCTGATGACCCTTTCGACTTGGACCAATCCGCTTACCGCCGAGCAACGGCTCGCAATGCGGACTTATGCAGAACGTGCATACCCCAGGGAAACCTGCGGCTTTGTCCTGCTCGATGGTCTGGTGGTCGAGTGCGAAAACACCAGCAACGTCCCAGATCAGTTCACAATTAGCGCTCAGGACACCGCCGATTTTCTGGATGATGCTGCCGCCTGCTGGCACAGCCACGCCAATTACAACGGTTTCAGTCCAGCAGATATCAAGGCTTGCAAGGCTCTAAATCTGCCCTATGCCGTTTGGAACTGCGGCGGCAGCAATTCGTTTTGGCTAGATCCACGTCAATCCGCCGGGTTGGTTGGCCGCCCTTGGAACTACGGCGTCTATGACTGCTATTCCGCAGTGCGGGACTGGTACAAGCAGCAGATGGGCGTTGATATGGGCGATTACGAGCGCCTGTACGAAGGCGAATGGAGCACCCGAGGCTTTACGCACTTTGAGGATAATTTTGCCGCTGAAGGTTTCACGCGCATTCCGGTCAGCGTCCCACTGGAGCGCGGCGATGTGATCCTGTTCCGCATTCGCAACCAGCACGCCTGCAACCACGTTGCGGTAGTAGAAGACCCAGCCGCGAATATGCTGTATCAGCACCTAGTTGGCAGATTGTCTGGAACGACTGCCTACAGCGGATATTTCCGCGAGAATACTTACATGGTGGTCAGGAGGCAGGGCTGATGGTCACGATTCGCTTGTTAGGTGAAGCTGGACGACGTTTTGGGCGTCGGTTCCAACTGGCGGTGAAGACCCCTGCCGAAGCTGTACGGGCATTGTCCGTACAAATCCCTGGGTTGCGGGAATACATGCTGAATAGCGCCGAAGCGGGGATCAACTGGCGCGTGGTAACAGAAAAGGCTGAGGGATTGGATGAGGAAGGCTTGCTATGGCCACTGAGTAAGCGTTTGGTGCTTGCGCCAATCCCTGTAGGACGCGGCGCTGTTGGCAAAATTGTTGCTGGCGTTGCGTTAGTTGCCCTGTCATTTGTCACTTTTGGAGCAGGCGCTTTTGCAGGTGCATTTGTATCTGGTGCGTGGGCATCTAGTGCAGCTTTTGGTATTGGTGCATCGTTAATTTTTGGCGGCGTCGCTCAACTTTTAACTCCAACGCCAAGAATGCCTGGTGTTGGCTTGGGACCATCAGGATTAGGCAGCAGCATCACCTCCGGTCGCAGCCGCGAAGAGCAACTGAAATCCTTCACGTTTGATAAATCCAACGCCAACACGATGCAGGGCGAGGTGGTTCCTGTTCTCTATGGTGAGCGCATCATCGGAAGTCTTCCGGTGTTGAGCTTTGGCCTTGAGTTGCAGAACTACCTCTGATGGACGACGCTAAAAACCTGCCTGAAATCAGTGGTGCTGGCGGTGGTCGTTCGCAGCCCGCCCCGCAGCAGACGGTTGTTCAAAACGTTACGGTTCAAGCGCCAACGCGCCAACCAACTGAAGCTGCAAACAATCTTTTCTCCGTTGCATTTGCTAAAACGGTTTATGCACTGAGCGAAGGTGAAATCGAAGGTTTTCCAAATAGTGCAGAAGAAGATATTTTTCTTGATTCGACTCCAATTAAGTCTGGCGACGGAACCTATAACTTCACCGGCTATACGTTAGATAACCGCACTGGAACGGACGAAACGCAAACCCCGATGCTGGGGTTCAGCACAACTGAAAACGTCGTTGGCGTTAATACATCCGTCACCGTCGCCACTGGTGCAATCACTCGGACGATTACCGACGCCGATATTGAACGCTGCCGGGTGATTATTGCCCACCCAGCGCTGCAATCCACCAACCGGGACAACGGTGATATCACTGGCACCAGCGTCAGCTACAAAATTGAAGTATCCGCCAATGGCGGACCTTACACCGAGGTTGCGGCACCAACAGTTAGCGGTAAATCAAGCAGTCAGTTCCAGCGGGCGTATGAATTTGATCTGACTGGAACGGCACCCTGGGCAATCCGCGTCACTCGCATCACTGGCGATAGCACTAGCGCTTATCTGCAGAACAGCATTATTTGGCAAAGCTTGGTCGAAATCATCGACGAGAAATTTGCCTATCCCAACACTGCACTGCTGGCGCTAAAGGTTGATGCCCGCCAGTTCAACAGTATTCCCGATGTATCCGTCAGGCTACGCGGCAAGCGCGTACAGATCCCGACCAACTATGACCCTGTAGCCCGCACCTATACCGGCGTCTGGGACGGCACTTTTACAACAGCTTGGACTGATAACCCAGCGTGGATTTTCCGCGACATTGTTGTTAATGACCGCTTCGGCGTGGCGCGTTATGTGCCAAACATCTCAATAGATCCGTGGTATCTACTAACTGTTAGTCAGTATTGTGACGAGCTGGTGCCTAACGGTGCTGGTGGAACGGAGCCGCGTTTTACTTGCAACGTTTTCCTCCAAAACCCTGGCAGCGTCTATGAAGTCCTGAACGCGCTGGCGTCCTGCTTCCGTGGCTTGATTTATTACAGCCAAGGGCAGCTTTATCTGACGCAGGATCGCTCCCAGGTTCCAGTCCAGCAGTTCAGCGAAGCAAACGTTATCCAAGAGGTTGACGATAACGGCACCGTCACCTCACCGTGCTTCAGCTACACCGGCACTGCCAAAACCGCCCGTAAGTCTGTTGTTCTGGCTAACTGGGACGATCCAAACCAAGCGTATTCGAGCGTTAGTGAGTATCTGCAGGATGATGTTCTCCTAGAAAAGTTTGGCTACAACCCTGTTGATCTCCGTTTGCTCGGCGTCACTTCACGCGGCCAAGCGCTGCGGGCAGCCAAGCACACCCTATTTTCTAACCGCTACGAAACTGAAAAAATCAGCTTCCGCATTGGCGCCGAAGGTTTAGCCGCTGGTGTCGGTGAAGTTATTCAGATTGCAGATCCACTGAAGCAAGGTCAACGCCTTGGTGGTCGGGTCCGTGAAGTGGACACCATCAATAACCGCTTGGTGCTGGATGCTGTCCTGACGCTCAACCCAGCCAATACCTATACGTTGACGTTGGTGGTGCCCGATGGATCAACCATCACCAACCCCGATGGCAGCGTCACCAATCGTCCCAAGCTCCAAACGCTGAACGTCGTTGACTATTCCAGCCAAGCTGGTGCCAGCGAACTGCGGACAATTACCGCCCAAGACGATGACGAGATAACGACCCAAGCGGGTGACAGCCTGATTGGTTACATCGTCCAAGACGACGAGGCATATACCGTCATTCGTTGTGACGGGGTTCTTGACACCCAAGTCGGTGCAATCTGGGTTCTGGAATGGCAAGACCTAAACGCAGCGCTTTACAAAGTCATTGCCATCAGCGAAGTTGAACCGCTGATCTATCAAGTTGAAGCGCTTCAATACAACGACAGCAAATTTGGTTATGTCGATAACGACCTACCCATTGCTGTTCCCAAAGATCGCTTCACGCTGACTGGCGCAAGTGTCCCGACCAGCGTCAATGCCGAGCTGATCTACCGCAACGGCCAAACGCAAATCTTTGCCACTTGGATTGCACCTCAAGCCAACGACGCCAATGACCTGTTGGTGCGCGGTTACCGCTATCAGTTCCGCCAAGTTGGCGACACCGAATGGAGCGACTTCCGCCAGGTTTCCAGCACCACCATCAACCAGCCGCTTGAAAGCCACGTCTTTGGTGATGGTTATGAGTTCCGCGTTGCCACTGTCAATCGCCTAGGTCAGCAATCTGACTGGGTGGTGGTCACGGTTTCTGACTTTGAGGCAATCCCGGACCTCTCGGATCCAGACTTTAATGCCGTGGTGCGGCACCAAAACCAGCCGGATGGCACCCAACTTCTGATTATTGATGCTGGAACATGCCCTGTTCCTGAGCGAATCACTGGTTACCGCTGCTGGGCATTCCCAACTGATGTGCCGACAACGGTTCCGGGCGTCAAAGAACCCGAGTCTGATGGCTGGTATTTCCTGAGTGATGTACCCCTAACTGGTTATTACACGGTTGCGTTCCACGCCCCAGGCGAGTGGGAGCTACGGGTTGCCTTTACCAGCGCAATTTTCGGTGAAACTCCGACTAATTATCTGTACGACACGGTGGAGCGTGCGGAGATTGTGCCGCCGACGCCGGGCAACTTTACTGTCGTTGAAAATGAGAACAGTGGTCTGAAGCGGTTTAGCTGGCAGCTTCCGCTGAGCTTGTTTGGTAGCTGGGATCAGGGCGTTGTTTCCGACATTGTTTCGTATCAGATCCGCTACAAGCAGGGCGCACTAATTGATGACGACCCAGAAACCACTTGGCAGCAAGGCTTAGAGCTGTACTCCGGTGGTGTTTCTGCCCAGCAGCAGTGGTTTGAAACCGGGCTGTTCGATACCGATACCTGGACCGTGATGGTCAAGTCGGTTGATGCAACGCAATGGCGCAGTGATATTCCGGCTTACATCCTGCTCAATGTTGGTGCGCCACCAGTCAAGAACGCGGTCTACGACGAGTGCATCAATACGACCACTTGGCCGGGTTCGTTTATCAACGCAGAAGCCAGCGACAACTACTACATCGTTGCCCAAGACGGAACCTACGTCACTGCCCAGGATGGCACCTACATCACGGGTGACACTGGCGTCTATTCCGTCCAGCAAATCGACCCAACCCTGCCGGGCTATTACACCTGGAATTTCGACAACAACTTCTTAGAAAGCGCAATCCTGATTGGCACCACAGCCGAGGCAACGTACCAGCACAGCATTGGTGCATTGACTGGGGCGGAAACGTCACTGTTCCAAGAAAACGACGATGAAATTTTCCAAGAAAATGACGACTCAATTTTTGCCGAACAGCGGACTTACACCGCAGGCGAATTGTCAGGTGAATCGTCGGGCATCCTGCACCCTTACGCGCCTTACGAAAAACTGATCGAAGATGTCTACGCGGTCCAAACTCTGATCAAGAGCAAGGATGGCGTCAGCCCTGGTGCGATTACGGGCATCTGCTTCGAGCTGGATTACCCCGATGTGATCGAGTCGCAGAACGACGTAGCAATTAGCAGCAGCGGCTCCGGCACTGCCGTCAACTTGGCCAAGACCTTCCGGGCGGTGAAATCTGTGCAGATCACACTGCAGGACACGGGCACTGGAGCGATCAACGCCTTGGTCGTTTCGAAGACAACCAGCGCAATTACAATAAAGTGCGTGGACAGCTCAGGCACTGCTGTTGCTGGCTTGATTGACATGACCGTGGTGGGTTACTGAGATGGCAGGCTTACGGATTTCTCAGCTACCACTTGCACAGGCGATTGCAAGTGCTGATCTGCTGCCGTTCTCCAGTGTTTCTGGAAGCGAAACCCGCCGCATCCAAGCCAACGTTTTAGCTGTTGCCCTAGGTCTGCTTGGCACCAGTGTTGGCAGCACCCAGCCGTTGTCACCCAGCAACGGTCAGCTTTGGGTTGATACCAGCACCAACCCGCCAGTGCTGAAGGTGTGGAACGGTGCAACTTTTACGGTCGTTTCGTTCCAGCCGTCTAAGTCGATCATTACCAACCCTGCTGCTACAGCACCGAGCAGCCCGGCACTGGGTCAGCTATGGCAGGACACCAGCCAGACGCCCGATGAACTGAAGATGTGGGATGGCTCGAACTGGGTTCGGGTTGATCCTGATGGTATTGACCAGACTTTTGCTGATGCTCGCTATCTGCAGATTGCTACTGCAGCCAGCACCTATCTGCCGCTAGCCGGTGGCACGATGACCGGCGACTTGACGCTGGTTGGGGCGCCAACGACCAACAACATGGCATCCACGAAAAAGTATGTGGATGATCAGATTGCTGCATTGCCATCAGCCGCCACTCCGGCTGGCACGGTGATCTGGACGGCTCGGAATACAGCGCCAACTGGCTATATCAAGGCGAATGGCGCAACAGTTAGCCGCACAACTTACGCCGATCTGTTTGCGGCGATTGGTACAACGTATGGCGCTGGTGATGGCAGCACCACGTTCGAAATTCCAGATTTGCGCGGGGAGTTTATTCGCGGCTGGGCAGATGATCGCACTGATCTAGATGCCGGGCGTGCGTTTGGTTCGTTGCAGACCGGGATGGTCGGACCTCACGACCACACGATCAACGACCCAGGTCACAACCATGACTACAACGGCGGAAATTTGAAATCGCTGCAGGGTGACAACGCTGGCAATGATGATTATGCCAATAGCGGCGGAACAACAGGTTCAAGAACGACGGGCATCACAATTAACAACAACAGCGGCACGGAAACCCGTCCGCGAAACGTGGCGCTGCTGGCTTGTATCAAGACCTAAGCCACGCCTAAGATTTCCTTACCGAGGCACTGACCATGGCAACGACGAAGATCACTGATCTGACGGCTTACACCGACCCGATTAGTACGGACGTTGTTCCCATTGTTGACGTTACGAGCGACGTAACGAAGAAGGTCAGCATTGCCGACCTGATGGAGAACGCTGGTTCTGGTACGGAAGCACTGCCAGGCATCAGCTTCGACGGCGACCCGAATACTGGTATTTATCGCCCCGGCGCAGACCAAGTAGCCATCTCGACTGGTGGCACTGGGCGGGTGTTTGTTGATGCGAATGGGAATGTTGGGGTTGGCGCTACTCCAACAAACTATGTCGGTTATGTCAGTTTCGTTAATAATGGATCAAGCGGAGCAACTTATGAACAAAAGATTGCCGGAGCTTTAACTGGATCCTTAACAACTGATAGTCAGGTAACACTTAAAAGCGTCACCTCAATACCACTTACTTTTGGCACCAACAACACCGAACGCCTCCGCATCACATCGGACGGGAAGGTAGGGATTGGCACTACTTCGCCCGGCACGTATAACGCTAACCTCGCTGTTTATTCAGCAGGCGGCGGCTTCAGCAGTGTTCTTCACGCCAAC